GCGAATTACCGCGCAGCTAGTGGCTACAGCTACGACTCCAGCGGCTCGGTGAACAATTTCCATCCGACCTATGCGACAGGATCGATACCTTACACTTCGCCCGTGGGGGCTTTTGCCGCCAATGGCTACGGCTTGTATGACATGGCAGGAAATGTATCGGAGTGGTGTTGGGATTGGATTGGGGCATACGCGACAGGCAGTCAGACCAATCCACGTGGACCTACTTCAGGTACAATTCGTGTATTACGTGGCGGTGGTTGGACGTCTAATGATGGTCCTAATTACAGTCGTGTTGCAGTACGTACGGCTGGCGGTCCCAATGTTACGAATACTGCCATAGGATTTAGAGTTGTCCGCAACACAATATAATTCTATATAAATATCGTATATGGCTACCATAAAAATTTCACAGTTAAGCGAACTAACAGCTGACACAGATGTAACGTCAAATGACCTCTTACAAATAATTAATATTGAGCAGACTTCGTCGACATATCCAGCTGGTACAAATCGCAAGATTAAAGCGAGTACCCTCGCAAATGGTCTTGCGCGGCTGACTACAACAATACCACAAGTTATACAAAATGCATTAGACAGCAAAGCAAATAATAATAGTGCTGGTATAAAGGTTGCAATTCCAGTAGTCACTGCATCTAATGCACAAAATTATACAATAGCCAATATAATTCCAGGTTCTAGTATAAGTGGAATAACCCTTGCATCTGGCAATCGTGTACTCCTAAAAGATCAAAGCGCACCTGCTCAAAATGGAATCTATGTAGTTCAAGCAAGTGGGTCCCCACTTCGTGCCACAGACTTTAATGAGGCAATAGAAATTAATAATGGATATGTACTTGTAGATGGCGGTGACCTTAAAGGCAGTTCATGGATAGTGACAAGTGTCGTTGCTGTAGTTGGCACTGATCCAATAAATTTTACTCAATTTTCTTCTGTTATAAGTGGAGTATCAAAAGCACAAGTTGGTTTAGGTAATGTTGATAATACAAGTGATCTTAATAAACCAGTATCAACAGCGACTGCGACTGCATTAAACCTTAAAGCAAATATTTTAAATCCAACCTTTACTGGAACAGTAGGTGGCATTACAAAGAGCATGGTTGGACTTGATGCGGTTGATAACACAAGTGACGCAAATAAACCAGTATCAACTGCAACGCAGACCGCATTAAACCTTAAAGCAAACCTCGCAAGTCCAATATTCTCTGGAAATGTAGCACTACCAAGCACAACTACTGTTGGTGGCACTACAATTAGCTTTGTTCCAGCGGGAGCAGTTATGGCTTTTGCAATGAACTCTGCACCAACTGGTTGGCTTGTATGTAACGGTCAGGCAGTTAACCGAGCAGGGGTTTCTGGTTATCCAGCACTTTTTGCAGCTATTGGCACAACATATGGTGCAGGAGATAATAGTACGACCTTCAATCTCCCCGATTTAAGGGGATATTTCGTTCGTGGATCTGGAACAAACGGTGATGGTACTGTGTCTGGCGTATTTGGCGCAAAACAAAGTCAAATGTTCCAAACTCACGGGCATTCTGCGTCATCCAATTCAACAGGAGATCATAATCATTCGACTGGACAAACTGGAACTGGAACAACACCGGACGGGCCTTTTTTAAGTGGAACACGATATGTTACTGGAATTGGAGCGGTTTCTACAGGAACGGCTGGAGCACACAGTCACACTATTACAGTAGGCTCGCCAAATAGTGGTACTACAGGTAGTGAGACTCGCCCGGTAAACATCGCAATGCTGTATTGCATAAAATTCTAATAAATATAAAATATGCCAGTTAAAATTACAGACCTAGATACATCAACGACTATTACGAGTAATGATCTCATTCAAATCATTGATGTTGATGATCTAACAATGAGTCCTGCAGGGACAAATAGAAAGATTACTGCGTCTAATGCAGCAAATCAACTAGCAAATTTGATTTCGAGTGTGCCACCTGTAATGGTAACTGCCTTATCAACAAAGGCAAATCTTAATTCTCCTACATTTGATGGAAATGTGGTGCTACCAACCACAACCTCTATAGGACCGGTTAATAACGCTGAAATAGGACGTCTAAGTGGAGTTACTAGTGGTATTCAAGGACAGTTGGATCTTAAGGCAAACCTTGCAAATCCAACCTTTACTGGAACAGTAGGTGGCATTACAAAGAGCATGATTGGGCTCAGCAATGTTAATAATACGAGTGATGCTGATAAACCGGTATCTACGGCGACACAGACCGCATTAAACCTTAAGGCAAACCTTGCAAGCCCAAATTTCTCTGGTAACGTGGTGTTACCTGATACAACCTCTATAGGATCTGTTACTAGTGCTGAAATAGGACGTCTAAGTGGTGTTACTAGTGGTATTCAAAGCCAACTAAATGGCAAACAAGCAACAATAACAGGAGCTGCAACTACTATTGATACTGAAAACTTGACGGCATCGAGAGTATTGGTGTCAGACTCTGATGGTAAAGTATCAGCGTTATCACAGTCGGCACCTGTATTTGTGCCAGCAAACTATAGTACGCTTTCAAATAGTAATAGTTTTTTAATAGGTTATTCTGCTAACGGAACATTAAGTACAGATCCTTGGTGGTCAGGCATACAGACAGTAACAGTTCCAAATTGCCCAACAAATACTGTTGGTGTACTTCTCCAAGCTATTGTAAATTGCAACACATTTGCAAATAATGAAATACGCGCAAACTATTATAAGTCGAGTGAACAAAATAGTGCAGTTGTACCATCTACGAGTACAACTGCACAGAATATTACACAAGCGCAATACAACGCTATTAATACATCATTTACTAGAATTTCATTAGATTCTATGGGTACATCTACAGGAGGATTTGAAGCAGAAGGCAGTGCGACATTCCCATTGTATATAGATGAAACTAACCAACAATTCAAATATTTTTTAACTGATAATAAAGCTTCAACCGCTCCAACATCTACACCAGAATATAGTACAAATATTAGGCTATTAGGCTATTACGTAAAAATATAAAAATATTCATTTACTACTAGCAACTAATAAATTACATCCAACAACTCGCTTTAAATAATTAAAATTTTGTTATAAATACATTAAATAAAAATATATATGGCAGCAATCGTAACAGACTCCTTTCGTAGAAACAACGCTCAATTTTTTCTAGACAATATTGCAGACAGTACATATTATCTTGGGCTTGGTAAATCTGAACAATGGGCAACCGACGAGGAGTCAACAAGTTTAGTTATACCTATTCCTCTTGGAATTCCTTCAGATGATTCCGATATAAAATCAAATTTAACTACATTAATTAAGATTAATACGGTTAATAGCGGACTGGTAATTCCACAAATAAAATGGAAAGCTGGTGCTCGCTATAAGGCATACAGTCCAGCCGATCCTGATTGTTTTTACCCTAGTACACTTGTTGGTGGAGGAGAAGTTAATCCATGCTATGCAGTTATAAGTGGACGAATTTACCTATGCTTAAAGGCCGGTGACGGAGCAGTTGCCAACATTCCAGTGTCCACTGACTATCGTGCCCTTAGTTATGGCAGTGATGGTTATATATGGATACTTGTTGATAATGTAGTTACTGCAACTGCAAATATCAATACCGATCAATTTATTAGCATTTCTTCTGGAGTTGCTGCTGATTCAATTTCAGCAGCAATTGAAAATGATGGTGGAGGGTTATTATATGGGTTTACATTAACTTCTGGAGGCAGTGGATATACATCTACAAATTCTGTTCAGTTTGTTGCGCGAAAAATCAATGACACCGAAATTACAATAACATGCCCAGTAAATATAAATTCTACTACTGGGGCGATTGAAAGTGTGCTATTGCCTGCTGACTATTCTTATATCGCGGAGTCTTCAAAAGGTATAGTTGATGGATATTTTATTTTTGATCCAGCTGAAACTGGATCTGGAGCAGTTATAGTTCCACATATTGCTCCTGCTCGTGGATTTGCATACAAACCATCAGCAACTTTACCATCGTGGTATGTTGGAATCGCGGTAGACGCAGTTGATAACATTTCGGATGATGGGTTGTATATACCATATCGTCAAATATCGGTATTAAAAGATATAGAATATTCTGAAGGTTCATCAATTGATACACTAGCCGCGCTTCGTTACCTAACATTAGCGTCTGCTCCAACAAGTACTCCTGCAGTTGGTAGTTTAATAACTTTTGGTACGACTGGAATAAAGGCGTATTTTGATAACTATTCTACTGTTTCTGTTGGTGGAAGCACCCAACATCGTGTTTATTTTCACCAAAACTCAACTACTGGATATGGCGTGGTACCATCAACTGGTTCATTTACAGCACCTAATAATAACACTATAAATTATTTAACAGTAAATAACAATGAGTATACACCACGTAGCGGCGAAGTTATATTTGCTGAAAATCGCAAAAAAATAAATCGTCAAAGTGCTCAAACTGAAGAAATCAAGATTATTATTCAATTCTAATGTCTGTTACAACATACAACACTACATATCATGATGATTATAATGCGTCTGGAAATGGCGATAAAAATTATCTTCGCGTATTATTTAAACCTGGTTATAGTGTACAGGTAAGAGAACTTAATCAGTTGCAGTCTGCACTGCAAGATCAAGTTAATCGCCTTGGCAGCAGTGTTTGGAAAAATGATACTGCAGTAATTGGCGGCAAGACTTCTTTTTTGCCCAGTGTACGCTCACTTACATTAAACCTATCAACTGCAGTTTCATCTGTTGCCGAAACTGCATTTACTGTCGCTCAAATTGCCGAGACTGCAAAAACTATTGAATATGCTTCAGGTCTTCGTGGTGAAATACTTGGTTATAGACAAATAGAGGCAAACATCTATAGGTTTTATTTTACATACATCAATACGGGAAATGCCGGCGAAACTGAATTTGATGATGACACACTCGCTGGTTATAGTCTAATATTGCGTTCTTCAGATTTAAATTTAACTGAAAATGAGTTGCCATCAGTATCAAATCTAACTTATATTTCTATTGGGTTTGCGTCTGGAATTGTTTGTGAAGAAGGTGTATTTTTTACAAAGGGATCATTTGTAGCAGTTCCACGTCAAACGGTTTTCATTGATAAGGCGTCTGAAGAAACACTTCTTTCTGGTTATGCAGTATTAAAGATTGATGAAAATATTGTCACCTATTCAAGCGATAATACATTACTTGATAATGCAAATGGCACTCCAAACTATAGTGCTCCAGGCGCCGATCGTTATTCAATAGACTTAACATTGCAATGGATCACATCAACTGTGTATGCAGCAGATGTATCAAATTCATATATAAAACTGCTTGTAATAAATTCTTCGCGTCCATTAGAAGTTGTTGAAACTGCAGAATACTCGGAAATTGTTGATATACTTGCAAAGCGTACAAGCGAAGAGTCTGGTAACTATACAGTAAATCCATTTTCTATACAAATACGTGAGACATTTGATGGCGATAATTTACCAGCAAATTGTATTGTAGTTGGGCGGCGCTATCGCATTCAAGATCTTGGTAGCACTACTGCTCCTCTTACTGATTGGGTTGCTCTCGGCGCAGCTTCGCCTGCAATTGTAGGTTCTGAATTTGTAGCAGTTTTACCACCAGGAGACGGAACATCAGGCACTGCATTAGTAAATGAAACCAATGGCGGCCGCGTTAGTGAGGTTGCATATATACATGGTGCATACAAGGCAGATGATCTAGATCAAATAGGATATACATTTGAAACTGTCGCTCAGCAAAAGGCAGCAATTGAAGATGCACGAGGTAAATTTACTGTTACTCTCGATCCATCTACTGCTTATGTTGATGGGTACCGAGTAGCACTTGATAAAAGTTTAAACTTAACCTCTCCAAAGGCTCTTGAGACTGGAGAGTTTAATGTCAGTGTGAGTGCAAATATAGGCAACTATTTTATTGGTGATGTACAACGTGCCAATGCGAATGATTCTACCTTTCCATCGATTTCAACAATTACAAATACATATAACCTGTATGCGTACAACACGACATTATCAACTACTACACCTCCAGTAGAAGGTGCAAATGTAGTCATTATTGGCACTTGTCGCATAAAGGCGTTTGAACCAACTGGCGCGTCATCTACAGAATTTAAATGTTATGTATATGATGTAAAGTTTAATTCTACAGCACAAACTGCTAATTGGAATGCACGTCGATTTGATAACATTGATCAAATTTATGGAAATAACTTTTTGTTTAATGTAACTGGTGGAAATTTACAAGAAACAACATCAAGTACAAACTTGTTTGAACTTCCATATGCACAAACAAAGACTCTTCAAAATATATCATATTATGTTCAACAAACTTTTAGCGGATCTACTGCACCAAATATAACTCTTAATGTTGGTGATAATAAAATATTTACTGACACAAGTGATATTACATTAATAGTTAATGGAACCACTAAAACACAAAGTGAATATACTGCAACGCTATCATCGAATGCAAAAACTATTACAATAGTACCGAGCAATAGCAACTGGTCATCAGGCGCAGTTTATAGTGCGCTTGCAAAAGTTAAGGTTATAAATGCCAGTACCGCAGCGCGAGTTACAAAGAGTGTGGCATCTACTACAGACAGTGGCGTTACACCAGCGTCTGGAGGTGCGTCTCGCATATACACTCTTAAAAATACCGATATTATCCGCATCGTAAGTGTGGTTTCTGATAATAAAGACATTACCTCATCATTTAAACTAATTGATGACGGCCAACGCGATAACATCTATACAAATGGACGCATCCAATATATTGGTTCTGGCCAATTAAATGCTAATATTGATATTACATATGAATATTATGACCGTCTTGGCGGAGTCTCTGGTCGTGATCTCGTGATGTATAATGTTGACTCTTATAGTTCAAATAACAACAGCGTTGGCACCCCATATGATAATATACCAACATACTCTGGGATTAAACTTTCTGATGTGCTAGACTTTAGACAAGACATACTCTATACTGTAAATTCAGGTGTTGTTGGAAATATAGTATCAAATACTGGAAAAGCCATTATTGATCCAAATACCCCTATAACTTGCGCAGCTACATTCTATTTACCACGTATTGATAAGGTTACAGTAAATTCTAGAAATGAGTTTGCGATTATTCAAGGCATTCCATCTCTAACTCCAGTTGAGCCTGGAGCGCCAAAAAATTCAATGACACTCTATTCATTGAACGTTCCAGCATACACGCAAAATGTGTCTGAAATTGTAAAAAATTATATCGACAATCGTCGATATACAATGCGAGACATTGGTGCCCTTGAAAAACGTATAGGCAATATTGAATATTATACTTCGCTATCATTACTAGAACGTTCTGCTAATGATAAACCAATTTTTGATGATGCGGGCGAACGATTTAAAAATGGAATACTAGTTGATAATTTTATTGGTCATGGAGTTGGCGACGTCTTTGATCCTCAATATCAATGCGCAGTTGACCGTGACGCTGGACTGTTACGTCCTCGATACAATACTCATAACATTGACCTTGCAATTGACAGTCCGCTAACAACTACTACAGTTACAAATACTACGAGTGGTTCAATTACACGCACTACGCTTGCAGACAATGGGAAAATACGAGTACATGACAGTATAATTACGCTGTCTTACGACGAGGTTGAACTTGTTTCGCACCTAAAAGCGACTGCACACATTAGTGTTCACCCGCACATATATGCAAAGATTAATGGGAATATACGTCTGTCTCCTGCTGCCGATAATTGGAAAGACACAATCACTCGCCCAGATCTTATTGTAACTGATGACAGCGCATTTGATGCAATCAAGTTTATTGCAGAAGATCCAGCGCTTGACATACTTGGCACGGATTGGAATAACTGGACTAGACAATGGGGTGCGAGTAGTACAACTACTACACGCGGAGCATTTATAAGAGGTCGTGGCATACCTACGACAACCACTACACAACGCGCATATACTGACACTCGTACAGGCACAAATACTACTCTTGGTTTTTCATTTGTGCCAAAAAGTCTTGGTGAAAGTGTTGTTGATACTTCAATTATACCATTTATACGTTCACGAATTGTATATTTCCATGCAACTGGATTAAAGGCGTCTACTCGAGTCTATCCATTCTTTGAAGATCGTGATATATCAGCATACACAAATCAAATATTAAATAACGATTCAACCAAATTTATCATTCCTACGACAGTAAATGATAACACTACTCGCCGTTTTGATGGAATCTTATCAAACCAATTACCATCTCCAGAGTCTGGTTATAGCGCATATGGCGCAACATTAACTACTGACACATCTGGAGAACTCTATGGTTCATTTATCATACCAAATAATAGTTCGATTCGATTCCGTACTGGTGATCGTACATTTAAGTTGACTGATGATCCGCGAAATGCATCTTCAGAAACTACGTATGCACTATCAAAATATACTGCAAGTGGTATACTTGAGACTGTGCAAGAGACGATATTGTCTACGAAAACGCCACAATTTACTGTAACCCCAATTTCAGAAACTGTTTCTGGAACTGTAGTCACAAGCACTACAACATATCATGACCCGCTTGCTCAGTCATTTATAATTAGTTCAGAAGACTATCCAACTGGTGCATTTATAACTTCAGTTGACCTATACTTTGCTCAAAAGGCACTTTTCCAACCGGTTGAAATTTATATTGTAACAATGGAAAACGGTGCACCAACACGCACAATAGTTCCATACTCACGCACATTCCGTCGCCCATCTGAGGTACAAATAAGTGCTAATGGTTCATTGCCCACAAACTTTAGGTTTAGTGATCCTGTTTTCTTAAAGAGTGATGAAGAGTATGCAGTGGTAGTATCATCAAATGATGGTGATTATCGTTGCTGGTATGCAATACTTGGTGAAGCTGATGTGATTACTGGTAAACGTATAGAAAAACAAGAATATCTTGGTACATTTTTTACAAGTGCAAATGCCTTTACTTGGACTCCTCAACAAGAACAAGACCTAAAATTTAGAATTAACCGTGCACAATTCTTTAATCCAGCAACGACGACAGTCAAGTCTGGAGACATTAATTTTAGAACACAATTACACACTGGTGTCGAAACAATTGAAATTGTAGACGGTGGTAGTGGATATGGGTTGCCTCCAACAATAACATTCGATCCAAGCAGAGGTACTCGCGCAGAAGCTGTAATTGATCCATTTACCGGTAGTATTTCACGCGTAATTATACATGATCGTGGAGCAGGATATAATAATGCTCCTACAGTAATAGTAACAAAAAATACTGCAGACAGCAACACTCCAGTAGTACCCAACTTGGTTGCAAAACTGGCAGAAATTCCGGTGTCTATTTTTAACTTACGTCAACCAAACTTAGCATTTAATAATTCTGCAATATCTCATAGGATTCAATTTGGAAATGAATCTCCAGAACGTATTGAAGCAAATAGCGATAATTATATTCCTAATAGTTATGGTAATTTAAGTTCTCATATACTTACATCACGTAATCAAAATGTCCCGTTTGGACCACGCGCAGTGCTTACATCAAATCTTATGTCTGCTGATTCTGCAATATCACCTGTGATTGATGTTGATGGTTCATCATTGTTAACAATTGCAAATATTATCAATGATGACTCTACGGATGAAGGTTATACTGTATATGAATCTAGTACTTCTACCGGAGGTTCAACTACTACACTTATAAAAAGTACAGCAACTTGGACAACAAATGCGTTTGTTGGAAAAACATTAAAAATAACGAGCGGCACACTAAGCGGAAAAGAATTTACAATAACTGCTAATAACGCGACTACTCTTACATTCTCTCCAACAGCTGCCTCTGCAGTTGTTAGTGATGTGACATATTCAATTGTAAGTCCATTAGAAAATGGATCTGCAACTGCTCGATATATTACACGTAAAGTTAACTTAAATTTACCAGGAGATCAATTAAATATTTATTTATCAACAAATCGTCCTACATTTGAGACAAATATTAAAGTTTATGTTAAATTAGGTTTTGATACTACAACAACTGATGATCAGCTGCAATGGTCTGAATTAACACCAACAAATCCAGTACCAATTAATGCAAATCATGATGTATATTCTGAAACTGAATATATAATTGATCCAAATGATGATTTTGTTTCTTTCCAAGTAAAGGTTGTATTGTTATCAAATAATATTTTTGACATACCAACAATTAGGGATTTTAGAGCAATTGCTACAACTGGAACAACTGTTTAAAATTTATGGCTATAAGAAAAAAAATTAAGGTAGAAGAAAATCCAACACTAGAAAGAGATTCTTTTTCTAATGCAATTTTAACTACTGATTTTGCTGCATACACTGCGGCACGCAATCGTAGAAAGCATATACGAAATCAAGAACGCATAATTGCAGACTTACAAGCAAAGGTTGAAGAGTTGTTAGCTTGGAAACTTGAAATAGTTGAAATGTTAACAAAAAAAGAGAATAAATAAAGATAATGGATTCAATTCAATTTTCAGAGTTTTCTACAACTGGTGTTAATATATCTGACACCTTTGATATTTGGCGTCAAAAAACAAATGGTGTAGTAACAGAACTAACCGATTTGCGTAATGATATATCGCCGTTATTTTATAGTACTGGCCAAAACTCATCGTCATTGCTGCGTACTGTCACCCTTGATACACCACAGACTATAACTGGTGCAAAAACTTTTTCTGGCGGCACTGCGGTTTCTCCAATATTAAAAATTGATGCCGCCGGAGTTTATTATGAAGAGGGCACATTGGTTTCTACCGTTCCTTTAAAAAGTAATAAAATAATAATTGGCTCTCAACTACAACTGGGCGCGCACCAATACTCAATACCAGTAAACAACCCAACTGAATCTTCTCTCTTAAGAAAAGAAGGAAACTCTTTGGCATGGACGTCACTTAGTGGCATTATTGCCCAAATACAAAGTGAAGGAGCAGTAAACGTAAGTACCACAAATGTAGTACTTCCAATTGGAACAATACAACCATATAGTTCAGTTACAAGTGTACCAAGCGGATGGCTGTCTTGTGGTGGTGCACGTTTTAAGGGAGGAGATTATCCAGAACTTGCTACGCTGCTATTAGCAACATATGGCCCAATTTTTACGACTCAAACTGGAAATACTATTGCTCCTTCAGTGTCATATAATGCTTCTTGGTGGTACACTCTCCCTGATTTACGCGGTCGAGTCACTCTTGGGGCTGGAACTGGCACTGATATAGCAGCCGGACAACAAACATTTACACTTGGCGGGTCTGGAGGTAAATATTCTCATGCATTGACAATTGCTGAGATGCCATCTCACGCTCATACGATAAGCACCGATGGCGCCCATACTCACTTTATATCAACTGCTGATATATTTAATACTTCTGCGTTTATTATCAATGATCAAAGTGGTGATAAGATAGTTAGTAGCGATAATGTTCCTACGTCTATAGGAAATTATCGTGATAATCGCTATGGCACACAAAGTGCTGGTGCACACAGCCACACCATAGGCAATACCGGAGGCAGCCAAACTCACTCTATAATTCAACCATATCTCGTTACAAACTATATTATAAAGGCAACTCCTGATTCTGTAGTCAACACATTCATCGACCGTGGAAATGTTTTTGATATAATACGAGGCACAGAGTCTATTCAAAGTTTGTCGCTTGCAAATGGCGGCACCGGGGTTTTAAATTTAAGACATGACCCTACGCTAACAGTTAATGTTGATCGTCAATTGGGAATAGCAGAATCTTCAATTACGTCTAATAAACTTGCAACCAATTCTGTTGATCCATCTAAATTAAGTCTTGGTGGTCCATCATGGGATTCTGCCTCTGCAACTTTATTTGAAGGCAATGATCCTAATACTCGTAAAAGAGTTGCAACTCGTGAGTATGTAGACGAGCTTGTATTTAAAAAAGGTCCTGCCGCAAAGTTAGTAAATAAACCTAGTCATGCACCACATAGTTCTGCTCCAGGATTTGGCGAATTTTGTTATATAAATCATGACGGCGTTCCAATAATAACTGGAGGCAGTCCATATAGTAGATTTGGCTATGCCGACAAATATTCGCATTGCGAAATGCCATTGCCTGATAATAGAAAAGCAGTAGAATTGCATGTCACACGATACAGTGCATGTGCCCTTGACAATGAAGGCGAGTTATGGGCAATTGGACTCATTTGGCATAACCCCTATAATATGGTGCCATTTCCTGGAACAGCAAATGTAGATGTACGTGTAAAAGAATGGACAAAAGCATACAACCCGCTCTATAACTATTCGGCTGGCAATAAAATTAAAAAGGTTATAATTAGTGGTGGATATGATATTCAGAACGTTGCTGTAATTGATACATCAAATCGCCTTTGGATTGCAGGATATAACCAACATGGCATATTAGGCCGTGGTAACAATGGGACAACTACTACAAACACTGGAACAAAACCAGCTGGAGAGACAACACCAGTGCTTGAAAATGTCTTTGATGCTTGTATTATTGGTACATGGAATGGAACAATTGAAACTGCAACATGCATAGCGCTAACTTCATCTGGCATACAGGTGTCTGGTTATGGTTCTACTGGCTTACGCGGTGATGGCTTAAATCCAGCAGCAGTTAATAGCACATTTAACGTTGTTACAATACCAGACATAACTGATTATTCATCATGTAGGTTGTATGCCGGAGGGGAAGACTCTGCTACAACTGCGTTTTTAGTTAGTGGCTCTGGAAATGTAATTTATGGTTGGGGCTATAACGGCAATGGAATACTTGGCGATAACACAACATCAAATAAAAATCGTCCAACTGTAATTTGGGAAGATCCAAATTTAAATATTGATAAGGTTTATACTACAACCCATACAGATGGACAGGGCGCAGCATATATATTTGGTAGCAAAAATAATGCGACAACTAAACTTGGTGCAGACATAACAACCTCTACAAGTGGTCACCTTTTAGGAACGTCTATCAGTTCTAGTGATACTGCTAATATAATTGCAACTAGCTCTCCAGGTATTGGAACTGGACGTGTGCAATGCTATCAATATTCTGGAACAGCATGGAATGCATATGGAGCAGTTATAAATGGTTCTGAAAATGCCAGTAATTTTGGTAATTCTGTAAGTTTAAGCTCGTCTGGTAATCGCCTTGCAATTGGTGTACCTGACGGACAACGCGTAGGCACCAATATTTTTGGTCAAGTTCGCATTTATGATTATTCAGGCGGAGCATGGTCACAACTAGGAACTAATTTAAATGGAAGTCAAGCGGGAAGTAAATTTGGTGGTACCGTTGCGCTGTCTGGTGATGGAAATACCTTTATAGTTGGTGCACCAAATACAAGCAAATCATTTAATGGAACTGTTTCTACGCTTGTGGGACAAGTGCGTGCTTATTCTATAACTGGTACAACTATAACTCAACTTGGATCAGCAATAGATGGATCTAGTGGTGGTCAATATTGCGGATCTGCGGTTGCAATTAATAACAATGGGACTATAATTGCGGTTTCATCTGGAGGAAATGCAAATGCTGGAGTAGTTCGTGTGTATCAATTAGTGTCCGGTCAGTGGTCGCAACTTGGTGGAGATCTTGCTGGTAAAAGCGCCAATGATAATTCTAATAATATATCATTAAGTGGATCAGGCACGCGCATTGCAATAGGCGCGCCTGGAGTTGATGATAATGGACTTAATAGCGGTCAAGTGCGCATATTTGAATATAATCAAACTACTACAACTTGGGAACAACTTGGCACCAATATTAATGGATCTGCAGCAGGATATGCTAGTGGATCTGCAGTAGTGCTATCACGTGATGGACAAACTCTTGCAATAGGCACGCCAAATGCTGACACTCTTGGAAAAACAGATAATGGATATGTACGTTTGTACAGACTCTCTGGTAATAGTTGGAAATTATTAACTGGCAATTTATCTGGAGAAAATTCTACCGAAAAATCAGGATCAGTCCTTGCACTCAGTTCAAATGGTAATACTGTAATAATTGGAGCGCCAACATACAATGCTAATCGTGGACTTGTTCGAGCAATAACATTTTCATCAACTCCAACAATAACAAATGAATTATGGTGCTCTGGTACAAATACTGTAAATAAATTTGGTATAACTGGAAACAGCAATCAGTGGAGACTGTCTGGTCTATTACCATCTGGATATACCCTTGAAGATTTTTGGTGTGGAAATGGTTTTTATTCAGACAACGTAAATTTTGCAAAAGCATACAGAGAGTCTGATAATAAATATTACTTGTTTGCTGTTGGAAAAAATGATCAATATCAAAGTGGAAATGGTAGTAATATACCATTGAATGTCTGGACACGTCTTAATTTAAGTTCAGAAATTGTAGAAAAAATAGTTGATATACAATGTGTATCACCTTATGGCTCTGAAGACTATACAGTCTTGTTATTAGATGATGGTTCACTATATTTTTCTGGATATAATGCCTATATGATTGATCCAAATTTACCAAACAACGCCTACAGAACAGACTTTACACGCATTAAATAATATGTCAGATTATAAAAAAATAATTTTAAAAAATAGTCCAGTTCCTGGTGCAGTTCCACTAGAAGATTTCTTGGATTTTGGTGAACTTGCATTAAATTATGCTGATAATAAACTATATTACAAAGAACTTGGAGGCGGAATTGTTGTACATGAGACTCCATATCTTGACATTGAAGGCAGTCAAAATTCCGTCGTAAAGAGAAATGGTGATGGTTCTGGAGTATTTAACGGAGTCATTAGTAACGTTTCTGACCCTGACCTGTATGCATTAGATATTTCTTCTAGTGCATCTACTACTGCTCAGGTGTCTGCTCTAAACACTCAAACCGCAATAAATGCATCTGCAGTGAGTGGTATAGGTGCAAATATAAACAGTACTTCTGGTATTGGCGCAATTATAAGCAGCGGTAGTTCTACAGCTGCAGTTATAAGCAGCAATAGTTCCACATATCATGCAGAATTCGGAAATAGTGCTACAAACAATTCATCTGCAATTGAAAGAATTCGTGGTGCATTTGTGTGGTTCTATAACACATTTAAAGGTCGATTGCAAACCGCAAATATAACTGCTGATCGCAATTGGACTCTGCCAGATCGTTCAGGCACAATATTATTAGATTCAAGTATACGCAGCGGAAAAACAATCTACGTTGATGCTGGTGTCGGTACAGACACGCGTAATGGATTTACGGCATATTCATACACGCCGTTTGCAACCATAAGCGCTGCTGTAGCAGCCTCATCACCAGGTGATTTAATTTATGTTCGAGCAGGTACATATAATATTACTTTATCGATCAACCTTAACGATGAAGGAAGCCTATATTTTGAACCAGGAGCAACAGTTAGTGTTGCAACAGGTGTTACAGCATTTTCTTTTAATCAAGCCACAAATAATTTTCCAGCAGCTAATTCTATTCGTATTCAAGGACATGCTGATTTTGTATTAACTGGCTCAGCAGGAATACTAACAATACCCGCTTCAATTAATACTTTTTCACCACCTATTGTTGCATTTGAATGTAATAGTATTACTGGTCCAGATGCCGCCAATGGTACGCTTTTTAATATTGTGAACGGAGTATTGTCTGTTGATGCTAAAACTATAACACTGACAAATACATTTACTACTTCAAATGCTACTGTGTTTAATATCACTGGTACTGGAGTTGTTACAGCACGAATTCCATTTGTATATTGTGGAAGATTTGTTAATGGTTCTGGTACAGCTTTTCCAGGTAATGCTGTTCGTGCTCAGATAAATGCTGACGTTTGGACATTGGTAACATATAACGCAGCTGCTGGCATGAGTCTAAGGTTAATTACTACTAACTTTAGAATAGTTAATTATAATCATGTGGGTGTAGGTGCTGCATTAAGTTGGACAGAAAACACCACATCTGAAAGTCATGCTTTCCAAGGAGTTACTTGGAATAGTTTGGCTGGTCAACCGAATATAACATTTGCTTCTACCAATGGTTCAACAACTAATAAAATTATTAGACTATCCCAAACAAATATAATGCGTGCGGCAACGACAAACAGTTTAAGCTCTAATGTGTCTATAAATGTAGGAACATATGGTACATTTGCATCAGCGCCAGCAACTTCAAACGTTACATTTAAGATTGGTTCATTCACAGTAGATGCAGACGTAAACACTTATTAATTTTAAAAATATGAGTCAACAAACACTATACAACGATTTGGTAATTACTGGTGATCTAACAGTTTCTGGTACCACTACTACAATTAATACAAATAATCTAACTGTAGAAGATAAAAATATTATTATTGGTAATGTAGACTCTCCATCAAATATTACTGGAGATGGTGGCGGACTTACATTAAAAGCTGCTAGCGATAAAACTTTTAATTGGGTGTCAGGTGCTGATAGATGGACATCAAATGTGGGTATTGAAGCTAGTGCGCTTGTACGTACTGGAGGCACAACTGCGCAATTTTTAAAGGCTGATGGCACTACACAAGAATTAACTACTGGAAAAACGATTTATGTTGATGCAGGTGTAGGTACAGACACGCGGACGGGGTTTAACGAGCATGATATATCAGAACCATTTGCAACTATTGGCGCAGCGGTGTCTGCTTCTGCAAGTGGTGATACAGTTTATGTTCGCGCTGGAGCTTATACAATATCTTCACAAATTAGTTTAGACTCTAAGGGTAATATATATTTTGAAACTGGAACAGCCATTACGGTTGCTGGCAATACAGTTGCGTTTTCTCTTACTGCAAATGAAACTAAAACGGTTAATGGATTTGCTCAATTCGCGTTAAGTGATACAGCAGACATACTAACACAATCAAATGGAACTCTATTTTTAGAATATCAAAGCATTACAAGCACCTCAACAGACACACTATTTAGAATATCTGGAGGCACATTAAATACAAGTTTTGCGAGTATTGTAGCACCTACAACAGACGGATTTGTGTTGACAGGAAGTGGAACACTGGTAATTCGCCGTTCCCACACCGCGTCATGTAAACAATTTTTAAACTGCAATACTAGTGGAGCTGTTACTATGGACATATGGACTGTTGTAGGAGATTCTACAGATGCAACTATTCGCGTTGTTAATCATATTGGATTTTCGTATCGTGGAGTCAACTTAAACAACAATTCATCTAGTCCGTGCATCGTTTTTGCATACACCGGTGGAACTAATGCTCCAGTCTTACGAAACTTAAGATTAACAACAAGCGGAACTGGTATTTCTATTAATGCCGCTACTGCAACAAGAGATATATTCTTAGATCAAATTAAAATAAATGCTGTTAACAGTCTATCATCTACCGCACCTACAACTGTTTATTCTACCACAACATACAGCACTGTCGCGCCTGATGCTAACGTAACAGTAGACGGGCAATATAATATAATGTCTAACCTTTTCTAAAAACTATGGCAACAGGACCACTAACAATAAATAACAATACAACGATAACTGGTGACTTAACAGTTTCTGGAACTATTATTACAACATTTGATTCGACTATAACTGGAAGTGGTAAAACTTTTACTAATACTGATTCTGGTAAAACATTTCAGGTCTCTGGAACAAATACATTAGTTCTCCCTACCTATGCATCAGCAAAAACTGGATGGTCTATTGGCATTGTAAATGTAGGCGGAAACACTCTTACTGTTAATATTGCTGGGGGATCTGGAAATACAATTAATGATGTTACAACATTTAACAATACAGTAAAATATTCTTCAGTTAATATCTATAAATCTGATATATCTGGTAAATTTATTGCAATAGGTGTTTTGTATTAATTATGAATATACGAAATATTAATCTTGCAGCAGCATCGAGCAATATTATTAATCCTGCATTTGGCGCGATGCGTTCTAAAACCGATGCAGAAATGCTTTCTATGTTAGGAACAAAGCCAGGCGGTGCAGTTAACATGGAATTATGGTCTGCTAGAAACTCAACAGCTAATCCTCCAACATACACTCGAAACCCAAATTTATGGTGCAATGAACTTGTGTCTCAACTTACTGCTGCGGTAGCTTATAAAGATGATATAACTGGTGGTAAACAAAGCTATGGCGGCATATTAATAAGCCCACGACACGTTCTTTATTGTGATCATGCTCACCCATTTGCAAGAAACACATGGTTCGTAAATTATAACAGTACTAAAGAATGTAAGTTACACTTTGTTCTTGCAAATGGTAGTGTAGTAGAAGCAGTTCAAATTGCGCAAACTACAGTTAGGTCTACTCGCGATAGGCCTGGAGCATACACCCCGGCTGATTGGCCAAGCGGAGCGGCACCTGCCCAAGATTTGTGTGTAGCAGTACTTGATAGAGACGTGCAGGCACTTGGTGTGCATGTTATGCCAATACCAAAATTAACATTGCAAGATTTGGGTTACATCTCAACTCCCGTTATCTCGCATATTCATGTCACGCAAGGATATGAAAGAACTACTTCTTCAATCCCACCAACACCACGTTCTGATTATCCACAATATCATAATTCAATGATTGCAGTAGGACACGGCAGCATGTCGATGCCACCATTAAATTCGACATTAACAACTATTGATTATGCAGTATGGGACGGAGACAGTGGCACACCGTCAATGATACTATTAAATGGAAAATTATATTTACACAGACTTATAGGAGCATCAAATATTCCCAATAACATTGGTCATATTAACGCAATGATTGCAGTCGCTGAAGACGATGCTATATCTCGTGGAAGGTTAGCGGCACGTACTGGAATAACAGTTCCGCTAGTGCCAGTTTTAATTTAAATATAATATGTCTACTACATCTATTAATATTATACCTCAAAACGGTAACTCTTCTGTAGTTGCTATTGATTGCGGCACTTCAACTCCAAAATTAGGCGGTACAGTAGATGTCTCTGCTTTTCCTAATTTGCAGCAGTTTATATGTAATTCTAATGATATAACTGCATTTTCTTTTAACGGTATCAATAATAATTTAAACTATCTAAATCTTAGGTTTAATAAATTGACAGGCAGTGTCTCTACATTCACTAGTTTATTTCCAGATATTGAAGCATTAGTTTTAGGCTCAAATCTTCTTGAGGGTAATATTCCAGATTTTTCTGCGACACCTATCTTAGCAAATTTTCAAATTGATAATAATCTTAATATAACAGGGACTATTCCTGATTTAACAAACAATAATAACTGGAGAGCATTATATTGTAATGGTAATAAATTAACGGGGCCTATTCCTTCAGCTTTGACGAATCAGATATACATTGAAGAATTTTTGTGTTTTTCAAATCAACTGACTGGTACTATACCCGATATAAATCCTTGCACTAGGTTGCGAAGGTTTTTAGTTGCAGATAATCAATTATCTGGAAGCCTACCCACTTTAAGCTCTACATTAGTTGATGCGTGGTTTCATTTTAATAATTTTACAGGATCAATTCCTAACCTGCCAAACTCTTTAACTGCAAGAGATCTTTTGTTTGGATATAATTCTTTATCAGGCACTATTCCGGCTTTAACTGGAGTACCAAATCTAGAAAGATTTGGTTGTGAATATCAAAAAGGAACAGATAAAATATCTGGAGTTATACCGTCTCTTACTGCAAATACTCTTTTAAAATACTTTGATTGCAGTGGCAATCAATTATGTGGAAATATTCCAAATTTAAGCCAAAATACAAGCCTTGAAAAATTTTATTGTCATGACCAAACTCCAAGTATAACAATAAAAAATGGCAATTTTAATAGTTTAACTGGGCTTACGCAGACATCTGACAGCTGGTGGGGAGGTATTCCAGTAAATTGGTCTGGAGAAAACAGCTCTTATACAATTAATAGAGATTCAGGGGGAAATTATGTAGCTAATATACAAGCATTAGGTACAGGTCCTGCTAGTAATTCTTTTCGTCAAAATTTAGGAAGTTTGCCAATAACTTCAAACGTTGAATTAAAATTTACTTTATTAAATTCCTTTCCAACCTTTGGCACACCTAGTTTAAATGCAGCAATATATGATGATAGTTATAATGTTCTCGCAAGTGGTACATATACTACCAGTACCGCTGAGACATTTACATTAATAGGTACTTCAATTCCAGCAAATACTAATATTACTATAGCATTTTGGACAGGTACAGGTGCTCCAGCTTTAGATAATGTAGAAATCTCATATAACCATGGAATTACAGGACCGATTCCAAGTTTAAGTGGGCTGACTAATTTGCAAGTTTTTCGTTGTTTTAACAACCAACTCACAGGGCCGATCCCAAGTTTAAGTGAACTGACTAATTTGGAAAATTTTCGTTGCGACAACAATCAACTCACAGGGTCGATTCCAAGCTTGACTGGGTTGACTGATTTGCGAGTTTTTTATTGCCACACAAATCAACTCACAGGGTCGATTCCAAGCTTGACTGGGTTGACTGGTTTGCGGGATTTTCAATGCCACACAAATCAACTCACAGGATCGATTCCAAGCTTGACTGGGTTGACTAATTTGGAAGTTTTTAATTGTGTTAATCAAACAGGATCAACAAAACTCACAGGGTCGATTCCAAGCTTGACTGGGTTGACTGGCTTGCAAGCTTTTTATTGTAGTGCCAATCAACTTACTGATTTTGTTGGTGGATCTGTTTCAAACACGCTAGGTACATTTGAAGCGCATACTAATCAATTAACGGCAAGCGCGGTGAATGCTATTCTTGCAGCTTTTGTAGCGGCAGGAAGAACACATACAAACGGGACATGTATATTGAATCTTGGCGGAACTGGCAACGCCGCGCCAACAGGCCAAGGTCTCACTGATAAAACGACATTAATATCACGTGGATGGACAGTCACAACAAATTAATATTATGATTAAAGTATATTCTAAACAATTAGATACAGAAGAAGTAATTTCTTCCTCAGATGAAGTATGTACTACAGAACAAGATTGGTGGATGATATATGATGCTATATCTAAACAAATAATTACAGAACCACAACAATGCTCTGGCTATACTTCAAGCCCCCTAACTATTGTTGTTGCTGATACTAAAGAAAAACTAGAATTATATATTGTCAATAATGATTTAATATTTAAAAATAAACTTCAGCCAAACTACATTGGCGAGGAATTATAAATAAGCTTATATGTCAACACCAATTAATTTAGGTCCATATTTACTAAATGCTCCCACAGAAGTTGAAAAGGGGCATATACGTGATAGTTTAGATCTTGGATCTGCATCACTCCTACAGGGGGAATTTTTGGACATCAATAGATTAAAATTTACTGACCCCACCAACTCTACGCGTAGTATTATTCTTGATAAGACTCTTTTTGGATCTGCAGTGGCGGATCGCTTACGTTTTGCTCGTGCCATAAATGTTACTGGAGAAGTTACTACATCTTCTCCAATTCCTCTTTTTGATGGCACCGAAAATATTAATATACCAATAAGCATTAATGCTGGTGCAATTACTGAATCTAAACTTGCAACAGACGCTGTAGTTGCTATAAAAATAAAAGATGGTGAAATTACTCCGGCAAAATTAACAGCTAGAGCACCTAACTGGAGTGGCACTGGTTCAATAGGTATTTTTCATCAAGCAATTGAATTAGGCACAGGAATTACGTCCAACAGCGAATCTATTATTGATTTTCATTCATCGGCGCCAATCATCGATTATGACGCCCGCATTATACGCAGCCCTGGGGTAGATGGAGCATTAAGCATCCTTAATGCTGGTACTGGTGCTATAAACATTCGAGGGCTGTCAGTAGCGTCAGACAATACTGTGACATCATCGCGTCAAATAATTGGAGCCATAGAAATTATTGGAAATCAAATTAATACGACGTTTGCAAATAATGCAGAAATTGCGCTTAACTATGAAAATAGTGATAGCACAGTTACAAACTTTTTAAACACTACAATATTCAATGGCAAGCATGAAGTTTCTGCAAAGTTTTTTGGTGACACAAAAACACTTGAAACATATGGGCCGTGTCGTTCAGTAACAAACGGACAAGTTGGGTGGGCTACCGCTGGACTTGAAACACGCAGCACATCTGGAAATACATTGCTAGCATTACATGCTGTTGGTTCAACCGCAACACTGCTAAAACATGTTCGTGGCGGATCAGGATTAGAAATACGTGACGCGGGAGACGCCGCCTTTGCTCCGCTGAAGGCTTCAACATTTACAGGTAATAACGCGCTCTATTTAAACTACGAAACTCCAACAATATATCTTCAAGACACAAATCATCGTGGTTCGATGATATATGTAGACAACAATATATTTTCTATACGTCGCTCGTCTGGCAATAATTCTACAACGATGCAGGATCTTAATGGTCGTTGGCCATTAGACATTAACTTAGAGACCAATAATGCGACCTTTGGTGCAGATGTAAATGCTGCTTCATTTACATCTCGTTCTTCGATTCGTTATAAGAAAGACATACGCCCGCTACAAGATTCGCTGGCTAAAGTAAACTCGTTAAACGGAGTTTCATATGTTTGGAAAGAAACTAAAAAGGCTGATCTTGGATTAATAGCAGAAGAGGTGAATGAGGTTTATCCAGAACTTGTACATAAGACAGAAACTGACGAGGTTGAAGGCATAGATTATGGAAAATTGACTGCAGTACTCATTGAAGCAGTAAAAGAGTTGACTGGTCGTGTGCAGACACTCGAAAAACAATTAGAACAACGATAAACTATGCCAACTGGTTATACAGTAGATGGTGTTGATCTAGACACATTATTTAAACCTAGAATAGGAACTGCTCTTCCCGCTACTGGATATATTGTGAGTAGTCAGGATTTGGCAAATCGCTATGAGGCCTCACGTGGCCCAAGTGATAGACTGTCAATTCTTACTGGATTTAAAAATTCTGTCGGAGTTGATTTAACTAATCTATTCATGAGTAATGGTTATAATATTGTTCCAACATACACACTTGTTGCAAATAAAACCTCTATAAATGAAACAACTGATAAAACTGTAACGTTTACATTGACAACAACTGACGTGCCAAATGGTACTGTATTGTATGTGTCATTGTCGAGAACTGATTTAACGCTGAGTGCCAGCACAATTACAGTAAATTCTAATACTGCAAGTTTTAGCGCGACTGCGTCTGATGACGGGGTTGCTGAAGGCTACACAACATTTGTTGCTAATATTCATTTTGGATCAACTACTGGAGGAATTTTAACTACAAGTAACGCGATTGGGTTGGTTGATTCATCTGTTCCAGTACCGACTTACTCTATTGCTCCGTCTGTGTCTGCTATTGATGAAGGAAGCTCAGTTACATTTAATGTCTCTACTACAAATGTTAACCCTGGAACTACCTTATATTGGACTACATCTCGGTCTGATGTCAGTCCGTCTTCGGGAAGTATTACAATTAGTAATAATTCTGCATCATTTAGTGTGACTGCACTCGCCGATCAAACAACTGAAGGATATACTACATTTACTGCAAGTTTACGTGCAGGAAGCGTGACTGGCGGAATTTTAACTACAAGCAGTGCAGTTGGTATAAATGATACATCAACAACCCCAATAAATTATTCTATAGGTCTTAGAATTGATGTATATCGAAATACTTCTGGTGGAAAAAGTGGTAGTAATGCTGATAACGGTAAAGTACGAGTTTTAATAAAACGTGATAGTGTTTTAAAATATGGATCAGATGGTTATTGTAACGTGACTGTAAGAGTTTCAAATAACTTTATGGATCCAGATAAAGATGGAATAAATACTGGATATTATCTAAATAGACAATGGAATAATAACACAATTTTTTCAGCATTTACTTCAGGTACATCATTTAATTGGAATTTTACTCTCAGATTAACTGAACAAGAGTTAAAAACTAAAGTACCAAATACTGTTATAGGTAGAGCAACTGATACAGGATATTATGATATTACAAGTACATTACCAACTCCATCGAAAGCGGGATGGTCAGAAACTAATGGTATACCATGGGGTTCAAATACTACAGTAACTATAAAAGATACTCTTGCAGGCACAACTAAAACTGGAATAGTATCACCACATTTTAATGGTTATACTGATCAAGCATATCCAAATTATTTTTAATCATCATATTATAAATAGACTATATGGCGACGTATAGCAACATTTATATCGATCAAGGCAGCACCTATGCGTCAACTATAGACGTAAAAGACAGCAACGGTTTGCCATTTAACCTTACAGGCTATCTTTCTCGTGGACAAATACGTAAAAGCTACTCGTCATCAAACGCGACATCTTTTGCAACATCTATAAACCTTCCATTAGAAGGTAAAGTTGGTGTATCATTAACAGCAACTCAAACGCGTGGCATGAAACCTGGTCGATATGTATATGATGTTGAAATATACAATTCAGGTGGGCATGTCATACGTATAGCTGAAGGACAGGTAGAAATATCACCAGCCTCAACACGACCTAGTTAATATGAGCGAAAACATAATTGCTACAATAACACCAACATCTAGAATTAGTGTTTCTACTTTTTCTGAAGGTGGACGTACACTTTCAGAACTTACAGACATTGACTTACAAGGCGTAACCAATGGTTCGCTACTAATATATGACACCAACGAATTTGTCTCTCGCACTCTTTCTGGGGATGCTACGCTAAGCGCATCTGGTGTGATTACAATAAACCCGAACGCCGTGACTCTTGGTGCTGACACAACAGGAGCATATGTTTCAACAGTAACTGGTACGCTCGATCAGATAACTGTAATTGGTTCTGGAAGTGAGACCGCAAACATAACTCTCAGTCTTCCGCAATCAATCGCGACTTCTTCAAGCCCGTCATTTAATAATATTACACTCTCTGGTGTTATTAACAACTCTGACTTGACTACAAAGTTATCAACAAAAGTTGATAAGGTAGTTGGCCAGGGATTGTCTGATAGCAACTATACACTCACTGAAAAGAATAAATTAGCTGGAATAGCGTCTGGAGCGACTGCAAATTCAACTGATGCTCATCTACTCAGCCGTACAAATCATACTGGCAGCCAATCATACACAACTATAACAGGTCTTGGAACACTTGCGACTCAAAGCGGAACCTTTAGTGGCTCTTCAAGTGGCACAAATACTGGTGATCAGACTATTACTCTTGGTGGTGATGCTACTGGTAGTGGGACAGGTTTGGTAAATGTTACGCTCGCTTCAACTGGAGTGCTTGCAGGCGAGTATAACAGCAGCACAACAAGTGTCACACCATTTACGGTTGACATCAAAGGTCGCATTACTGCAGTTGATACTCCAATCACTATTACTCCAAGTTGGAATTCAGTAACAGACAAACCAACTACGCTGTCTGGTTATGGCATCACTGATGCGGTAGATTTAACTAGCTCTCAAACTATAAGTGGGCATAAAGATTTTACAAGCAGTCCAACTGTTCCGCTTATACCTACTGCCGCAGGTCATGCCGCTTCAAAAGCATATGTCGATACACTCTCTGAAGGGTTGCACGTGCATGCCTCAGTGCATGCACTTCTGCAGACTCCACTTGCGTCTGCAATTGGAGGTGGAGTCACTATAACCTATAGTAATGGTACAAATGGAGTTGGAGCAAAATTGACGGCATCTGCCCCGGTGACATGGACAACCGTTTTTAATGACTCTGATATTATAGTTGGCAGTCGAGTAATAATTGCAGGCCAAAGCACGAGTGCGCACAACGGTATATACGTTATAAGTTCTAGCACAGAATTAATTCGTGCAGATGATTTTAACACGCCAACTGAAATGGCTGGTGGTGATTTTATTTTTGTCATTCATGGAACATATGCCGACACAGGTTGGGTACTTTCCGAACCGGTGACTGAGGTTGGCGCAACTGCAGTAATATTCACGCAATTTTCTGGTGCAGGCGCCTATGAAGCTGGAGCAGGACTCTCTCGCGACGGCACAACATTTTCAGTCGTAGGGGGCACAGGTATTGCAGTTGATGGAAGTGTAAGTTTGTCAACAGTAGGCTCTCCTGGCACATATAGATCAGTGGCTGTTGACGCTTATGGTCGAATCACGTCTGGAACCAATCCAACAACACTTTCAGGTTATGGAATTACTGATGCCGCTACTTCAACTGCGCTAAGCAATCATATTAGCGATGCTACAGTTCACCTAACAAGTACGCAAAACACATTACTTGATGGCATCACAGTGACTGCAGAAAAGGTTAACTATCTGTCTGACGTCACATCAAATATACAGAGTCAATTAGATGCTAAACAACCACTTGACTCTGACCTGACAGCAATTGCCGGATTGACTGGAACGAGTGGACTCCTAAGAAAAACTGGGACTGACACCTGGACGCTTGACACAAACATAGACACAATAACGACCAGCACTGCTACAAACCTTACTGGTTTTATTTTTGGTAACGGAACCAACATCAGTGGCGCGACTGCTGCTGCTAGTGCGGCTACTGCTAATACGCTTGTAATAAGAGATTCATTAGGTGCAGCTTCTTTTACCTCATCAGCAGTAGCCAGTGGGGCTGCGGTTACTGGAACTAATTCTAGTTCGGGAATTGGACTGTCTGGCGGGTCGGTTTCTGGTCCTGCGGTTTATGGAGCTAGTAGTAGTGGTCAGGGTGGTTTCTTTTCATCAACCATAGGAGAGGGGTCAAGATCTTCGTCTACTACAGGAACGGGTGCTGTTTCAACCACTAGTTCTGGAACGTATCACCACCAGTTTGGGAGTAGTTCCGCTATCGAACGTGTTCGCGGCTGGTTCGTCTGGTTCTTTGGGTCTTTCACAGGTCGCCTGAAGACTGCTGACATTACGGCAAACCGTGAGTGGACTCTGCCAAACGCATCAGGAACCCTGACTCTTGATTCCCACACCCACGTTATTTCTGACGTGACTGGACTACAGACCGCCTTAGATGATAAATCGCCAGCACCAGCAAGTTCTTTCGATCTCACATATACAGGAACTCTACCGCCAGCATCCATTCCAATCCTAACGACTACTCCGTTGAGAGATGCTATGTTGGGCGCGTCCGGTTCTCAGGCAGCGACTCTCCGCACTGGCAAGTGGGTTACAGGTATTAGCATTACTGGTTTTAACAACTTAACACTCGACAATCTTACAACTCTGTCTTCTTCAGACATAGTAGGCATCAGAGATTCATTTGTTTTAAGCAGTTTAACTAAACTAACTACTGTTAGCTTTCCGGCTCTAGCTTCTGTTGGTAGCAGTTTTACCGTTATCACTAACAGTGCGAACCAGCTCACCACTGCTAGCTTTCCGGCTCTAGCTTCTGTTGGCGGCGGTTTTATCTTTGCTTCTGGTGGTAGTGGCACTTTTAACTCTCTCACCACTGCTAGCTTTCCGGCTCTAGCTTCTGTTGGCGGCACTTTTAACGTTGTTGGTGGTTTTATAAATTCCATGAGCGTTCTCACCACTGCTAGCTTTCCGGCTCTAGCTTCTGTTGGCGGAGCTTTTAGCGTTGTTACCGCTAATGGATTTTTACGCGCTCTCACCACTGTTAGTTTTCCGTCTTTAGCTTCTGTTGGCGGCACTTTTAACATTATAAATGCTGGCACTATGGGCGCTCTCACCACTGCTAGCTTTCCAGCTCTAGCTTCTGTTGGCAGCAATTTTAGCCTTGTTAGTTCTGGCACTGCATTCGCTCTCACCACTGTTAGTTTTCCGTCTTTAGCTTCTGTTGGCAGCGGTTTTAGCCTTTTGGGTACGGGCGCTATGGGCTCCCTTACCACTGCTAGTTTTCCGGCTCTAGCTTCTGTTGGCGGCGGTTTTAGCATTAATAATGGCCTTATGAACTCTTTCACTACTCTACTAATAGGTTCGGGGTTAAAACATATTAATGGAGATTTTATTAGTGGAAACATAAGTCTTGATGGGCACAACGCGTGGTCAGCCAGCACCTATTACCCATCATATACATCGTTCACAGCACCCGCATCGGCCTTCTCTGCTCCGGCAACATCGTCTACGTGTACTGTTACCCTTACAGATCATGGACTTCAGACGGGTGACGCGATTACAGTCTCTAACCTTACAGGAACAACAGCGGGAAATCACCCCTTTAATACTACTACTACTAATCCTACTACGATTACTAGAATTAGTTCCAGTCAATTCTCGTACACTATAACTCCAACTACACAGATAGCGGCAGGAACAGCAACAATCCAAAGGCGAGCAGTCACTGTCACGCCGATCACTAAAAACGGTAGAAAATATATTTGTACCACTGCCGGAACGTCTGGCGCGACAGAGCCTACATGGCCTACAACGGTAGGCAACACTGTTGCAGACGGCGCTGCTGTTTGGACATGCTCAGAGATGTCTCAGGCTAATATCTTATCAAGACTAGACGCGCTAGATGGAACCAACCAAACAACCACTTACGGCGCTAACCGCTTTATAAATATAGCACCAACCACTTTAATTACGATCAACAGTATCGCTACAGCTTCTGGAACAGCTACAATTACAACCGCAACAAACCATGGAATAACAACTGGCACACAAGTTGTAATTTCTGGTTGTACGGGAACTGCTCTGAGATACAACGGAGTGTGGACCGTAACTTCAACCGGATTAACTACGCTCACAGCAACTGTCCCAACAGACTTAAATGGTGTTGCGGGAGCCGGAACTATGAGGCTTACAACTGCCGCCCCTCAATATACTGGCATCCTCCCAATTGCTTCGACGTCAATAGTCGGAGCAGCTTCAGATTCCCACGCCATATTTTCGGTCACTCAATTACTAGATTCAGAGTCAGGAACGGCGCTGCCCGTTTTCCCTGCTGGAATTTACACACGCAACGGAACAACAAATGGCTTCGCAAAATACTCCTGTGCTGAAAATGGATGGGACATTTGGTACGATACAACAAAACAACGTTGGGCGAACACACCGTCTGCATCTACTGGCGATACTACAGTAGTTAATGACTACCCAAACACCCCACGGGCTGTGGCGATTTCTTCAACATCTACAGCTAATCCGGCGGTCATTACATCTTCTGTTGCTCACGGTATTGCAACAAATGCAGTATTTACTGTTGTAATTGAAGGGTGCTCGAACGCAGCATTGAATGGATCATGGACTGCTATCTCTACTGGTACAACGACATTTACAATTCCAGTAAGCGGAGCAGCAGGAGCAACGACAAACAGCGGCACAGTTGCTGTACTAAACCAAACCCTGAATCAAGGCAGATTTATGAGCACAACTGTTGCCGCTCCGATTCAGGGAGTCCAACAAACAATAACCCGCAACAGCCACGGATTTTCTAACGGAGATTTTATTCATTTTTACGGCGCTGTTGGAACTCAAGCTGCTAGCTGTACTGACCTAAATACCAGTGCTACAGTTAAAAGCACTACGACAGCCATCACAGTAGTTGATGGAAACTCCTTTAGTTGCGTCCGCTACGCGAGCACTCAACCGTTTATCGGGAGTTATACGCTCACCACTCAGCCCCATATGCGAAAAACGACTGTAAACGATGTTGCTTATTATTCAACGCTTCGACTCCGCGCAAGAGGAGTAGCAACAATCCTACACGGAACCACAGGACTTTAATCTTATGAGATATCAAGTAATACACGACGGAATTAAAGTACATTCATTGTTTCTATCCGAAACTATCGGCAAGACTTTGCAGGAATGCGAAGAAGAAATCGCAGCCCTTAACTTAGAATACGACGAAGAAGAAATGGAACAACTTCGACAGGACGATAATACACTTTATCTAGATCAATAATTGTATTTCGACAGTCAAACCCGTTTATAACCTAGGCGCTTAGTCGTACCTCTTCAAACTCTTCTTTTGAGAGATGTAGTTTTGCAGAGTTTGCTTTAAAAAATACCTTGTCACCTTCGGTTCGATAGACCACAATATAGTCGACAATTCCGACATTCATGCTGCGGAGTAGATCCTTAAATTTACTTTTAATATAGACTTTTTCATTTAATTTCATATAGATATATATTTATGTTTACAGGTGACGTAAACTATGATAAAATGTTAAAATATGAAAAAAAGTGCTAAAATAATTGGATGTGGGTTATCTGGAATTACTGCTGCGGTGCTCCTAAAAGAAAAAGGATACGCCGTAGAGATTTTTGAGACTCGGCCTCATATTGGTGGCAACTGTGCTGATGCCTATATTTGCAATACGCTTGTACATCAGTATGGCCCCCATATTTTTCACACAGATGATGAAGAGGTATTTGAGTTTCTTAGTCGTTATACCGAATGGACTCCGTTTGCGCTGCGCCCAAAGGGAGACACCCGACTTGGCCAAGTAAGTTTGCCGTACAGTAAGAAAACAGTATCTGAACTTGGTCGTGAGCTGTCTCAAGAAGAGATTGTAGAATATATCTTTAAGGAGTATAGCGAAAAGCAATGGGGAGTGCCGTTCGACGAGATTCCAAGCACAATTACAAATCGAATTCCAAAGACTGCAGAATGCGAAGATCCAACCTGGTTTGAAGGTCAAAAGTATCAATGCATTCCAAAAGATGGTTACTCTGCAATGTTTACAAAGATGTTAGAAGGCATCACAGTTCATCTAAATTGTTCAGAAGATGATTGGGCGTACAAGCGGGAGGCAGGTGATTTGATTGTCTATACCGGCAAGATTGATAGTTATTTTGGCACGATATATGGGCGTCTGCCATATCGTTCACTTGAGTTTAAACATCATGTGTTGTGTGAAAAGCAAGACACATTTATTATAAACCAAAACAATAGCGTCACCGACTATACACGAATCTATGATCACAGTTATTTTATGCCAGATCATGTCGGTCCAACAGTAGTCACCACTGAACACCCGAAAGAATGTGGACCGGGAGACATTCCGTTTTATCCTATTCCTTGGGGTGAAGGACAGGAAACATATCGACTCTATGAATCACTAGCAAAGGCAGAAAAGGGAGTGATTTTTGTTGGTCGACTTGCAACCTATAAATACCTAGACATGTGGATGGCAATTAAACACGTCATGTTAAAGTTAAAGGATCTATGAAACTAGCATTATGCATACGTGGGCACGTTCGTGATGGACTGTTTACCCGAGGTTTAACTCAATATATAGACCAGTTAACTGCTAAGGGTCATGACGTTCAGCTATATTTGCATACGTGGAAGGAGTCAGAGGCAAAATCTAGTTATCGAGTACTCGATCGAAAATATGTGTTTAAGGTAAGTGAAGAGTTATTGCAGAATTATTTTAAGGACTATAATGTTCAAAAAATAATCATTGATGATGACTCAAAAATAAAAATATACGGGAAAAAAACAGGGCATGTAAGTGCGAGCACATGTCCATTACTAGCATGGAAACGTATGTGGGTTGGTCAGCATAAAATACTATCACATGTCTATGAATGTCAGGAAAAGTATGATGTAGTCATTAATACTCGCTTTGATATGTTTACTACACCAGTATGCTATACGCCTCCTTCAACCCTGAATAGTTTAATTTTACAAAAAGACAATATAGCATTTAAATATCCAACATACACTAAAAATGTAGTTGGTGTTGATAATTTTTATATTGGAAAAATTGAAACGATGTATAAATTAGTCTCTGACTTTTATGTTTCTTTAGATGATATTTTAAAGGCATATCCAATGCTTAAACATCAAGAAGAAATAGTATATCGTTATGCAGTAGACAACAACCTATTATGAAACTAGCATTTTGTATTCGTGGACACCTAAGAGGCGGGCTACAAGACACACGCTTAAATGACTATATAAATCTGTTAAAACAAAACGGTCACACGGTTGATCTTTTTCTCCATACATGGAGTGTGTCAGAGGCAAAAAGCTCATACCGAAAACTAGACTATAGCGGTATTTTTACAGTTGAAAAAACTCATCTATCCGATTATTTCCATAATCAAACTATAAAACGAGTGTGTATTGAAGATGACTCACATTTAAAATTACACGGCAACTTAGAAGGTGTCATTCCTGGCAGTCCTTGTCCAATATTGGCATGGAAACGTATGTGGGCCGGAAAGTTTAAACTGGTGTCTCATCTGTATCATAATTATACCTATGATTATGATCTTGTAGTTAATACACGTTACGATAAATTTACTACGCAAGTGTGCTATACACCAACTAAAAATCTCTTGAAAATGACAACAGCCGGAAATGGATTGAGTCTAAAATATCCTCAATATTATAGACAATTTAAGGGCATAGATAACTACTATGCAGGAGACATAAAAAGTATGTATGACATAACTTCAGCGTTTCATTATTCTTTAGATGATATTGTTAAAAAATATAAGGTAAGAGCCCTCCAGGAAGAACTCTTTTATAAATATGCAGTTGATCATGACTTGACCCGTTAAAACAATGTTTTTTATAAATACATTTAGATTGATAGTCATATTGTGATGTTTCACACTTTAAAAGTATAGTTATAAATGGAACCAGAAAGATCGATGCTAAAAGAGTTTCTAGAGGGTGGTTGGATAATACCTCTAGTTGGTGCAGCGGGGATGCTTGCCCGACTCATGACAGCACAAAAACAATATACAATTCTCGAGCAACTTAAAAATATTGTATCTGCTGCCCTTGCTGCAGCAATAGCGTGGTTTATATTGGAACAGACTGATATTCCTAGTCTCTATAAGGCGATTACCTATGGCATCATAGGTGTTGTCTCTCCAGAAATTATTAATGGAATTATTAAACTGGCAAAACACTTTGAGCGCTCACCAGAAAAATTTGTTAAAAAGCCATGAAAACCGCAGCATGGTTAGCACTTATCACAATTATATACATAATTGCGTTTAATGCTATCATTTCTCCTAATGAAGTGATATCTCAATATGCTATATTATTAGCACTCTGTCTTTCATTATACACCGGAATCTCTATAAGAGAATAATATAAATAAGACTATGAGTACTAACGTCTACGAAAAGGGTTTAATACACCAAAACACATCTGCTGTTGCATATGAAGCATTAACTTTTACTAGTGGTTATTATACGCCAACGGTTGGCAAAGTATTTGCTGGATTATATATTGCGCCTGGTACTGATAATGGAACCATTGAAATTGAAGGAGTAAATGGCCAGACACGTGTACTTACATTGAGCCCAGGAGTATGGCCTCTTGGTGGTCAGCGTATAGTCCAAAGCGGAACCTCTATATCTGCAGCTGCAGTAACAGTATTATTCTAATTTTATGTTAGGTCTAGGTTTAAACCTGTCTTATTTTAGAGGAAGAATTGCTCTTGGCAGTGATAACCCAGCAAATGCCGCTGAACCAGATGCTACAGCATGGGTATTGATGGATGGACCATGGTACAACACCCTAGGAGATCCAAGTTCTGGTTTTGTTGGTGGTCAAAGTTGGCGCAAAATGGCTCCGATTGGATATGCACCATATGGCAACGAAACGTATGTTTATGGTGATGAAGTTGTAAGATATGAAACTGGCGTTTGGCTCTATTTAAATTCTACGCTTGGAGAAATAGCCAGAGCTTATAGTTATGAAGGCCGTCCTTGGTTGGTAACAACATGGAATAATGGTTTCTCTGCCGCAAAGATTACTTCCTCATATGTGAAGACAACTAATTATCCAGCGGTTCCATAATAGTCTTATAAATAATACATTATGGCAAAACCAGCATCACGCCAAGAATTAGCAGACTATTGTTTAAGAGCACTCGGTGCTCCAGTACTTGAAATCAACATCGACGAAGATCAGATTGAGGATCGTATTGATGAAGCCATTCAGTTTTATCAAGAATATCATAGCGACGCGGTAGTTCGCACATTCATAAAGCATCAGGTCACACAAGCAGACTATGACAACAACTATATTACTCTACCCGATCAACTTATTAGTGTGCTTCGCGTCCTAAACTTGAGCAGCGGTGATGCTGCTGATATGTTTAGTGTTAAATATCAGATGTTTTTAAATGACCTCTATGGACTACGCAAACCCGACTCACTCATCAACTATGAGATGACAAAACAGTATATGAACTCGATTGAGCTTATACTTACGGGCTCAACTCAGCAGATTATATTTACTCGTCACATGAATCGTCTGAGCATTCAAGACGACTGGAAAACTTATGTAAATATTGGTCAGTATATTATAATTGAAGGTTATCAAACCATCAACCCAAATGATTTTACTGATGTGTACAATGATATGCTTCTTAAAAAATATCTTACTGCATTGTTGAAACGTCAATGGTCAATAAATTTATTAAAATTTGATGGCATGACTCTTCCTGGTGGTGTTACAATCAATGGTAGAGCTATGTATGAAGATGCTCTTAATGATATTGAAAAGATTGAAACAGATTTTGATCTTAAGTATCAAATGCCCCCAGACTTTTTTCTTGGTTAATATAAATCTCCTAAAATTATAAATATAATCATGAAAAATGATTATAGAAAAATATGGGAAAGTCATTATGGCCCCATACCCAAAGATGAAAATGGTCGTAGTTATGAAATTCATCATATTGATGGCAATCATACAAATAATGACATAGAAAATTTAATGTGTATTAATATTGATGAACATTATCGTATACATTATGAACAGGGTGATTATGGTGCATGTCATTTAATCGCAAAAAGAATGACTAATGATCCCAAAGAACTTAGTCGCGTTATTAGTGAATTAAATAAAAAAAGAGTAGGTGATAAAAATCCATTTTTTGGTAAAAAGCATTCTAAAGAAACACGTGAGTTTATATCAAAAATTAATAGCGGAGAAAATCATCCATTTTATGGTAAAAAACGACCGGAATTTGCTAAAAAAGTATCTGCTGCACTTAAAGGAAAACCAAAATCTGAAGAACATAAAAAAGCATTAAGCGAAGCTAGAATGGGTAAAGCAACTAAATTAGTAAAATATACTATGTCTAAAGACGATGTCCAATTTGAAATTGTTAATTTAAAACAATATTGTCGTGATAATAATTTACCATATTATAAGATTAGAGTTGGTATTGAATATAATGGGTATAAACTAATTCTATAAATATAATTATGCCTCGTAGTGTATATTTTAGCCAACGTTACAGACCTGAGCAAAATCTTCTTGAAGATTTGCTTATCGAGTCTATGAAAATTATGGGGCATGATGTCTTTTATATTCCTCGTAAGATTATAAAAAGAGACTTTATCCTAAACGAAGATGTAATTTCAAGTTTTGATGCTTCATTTCTTATTGAAATGTTTGTTGAAAGTGTCGACGGCTTTGAAGGTGACGGCGACCTCATGACAAAATTTGGTCTTGAAACACGAGATCAATTGACACTTGTGTGCAGTCGTCGTCGATGGAACTCGCTTATAGGTCGTCATGGCTATACAAATGACAGCGTTCGGCCGCGTGAAGGTGATCTCATCTACGTACCATTCAGCGGTGGACTCTTCGAAATTAAATTTGTTGAAGACAAGAGTCCATTTTTCCAACTTGGAGGCAGTGGCGATACAAAGGGGACTATACCTACGTTTAAACTTACATGTGAACTCTTCGAATACAGCGGTCAAGAGATTGATACTGGAGTGCCTGAGGTTGACTTGATACAAGTCGGTCATACTCAAGGCTCACGCGCCCTACTTGACTTTGATGGAGGAGATGTACACGATCTTGGTGAAACTCTAACAATTGAGTTGCCATCAGGAATCCTTGGAGAAGCAGAGTTATTGCAATATGAACATACCACAAATGGTAGCATTGCAACATTTGGTACCTTAACATTTAATGATGGAGAGTTTCATACATTGACAGTTGGCACTGAGTTAACAGGTCAAACTTCTGGCACCACATCAACGGTAACTTCTGTAGTTGATTTAAACGATGGAGATGCAGCACTATTTGTTAATGATGATCTCACTCAAAATAGTTCTTTTGATATTATAGGAAATGACTATATTGACTTTAGTGAAAGTAACCCGTTTGGAGACCCGTCATAAGCCATGTTAAATTCATCATACTATTATAATGGAAATCTTAAAAAGATTGTAGCAGTGTTTGGCACAATCTTTAATGATGTTTCTATTGCGAAAAAAGTAAATGGCAAGATGACTGGCATTCAACGAGTGCCTATTTCATATGGACCAAAACAAAAGTTTTTGGCGCGATTGTCAAGCCAACAAAATGAAGAGTTTGGAGACGTAGCAATCAAACTACCTCGTATGAGTTTTGAGATTACTTCAATAGCCTATGATTCAACAAGTAAACTAAATAAACTTAATAGCAAATTATATTTGGTTGAAGGTGACTCTGATACAAAGACCAAAATATATCAAGGCATTCCATATAAAGTCAGTATTCAATTGAGTATACTTGCGCATCATCAGGATGACGCACTCCAGGTGTTTGAACAGATTGTTCCGTACTTTACTCCAGACTATACGGTTGCAGTAAAAGATCTTGAGGGTCCTGGCAGCATTACTGATGTGCCTATACTGTTAACAGCTACAAATTTACAGGACGACTATGAAGGTGACTTTGGTAATAGTCGTCGTACAATCATTTATACCCTTGATTTTGATATCAAGTTTAAGTTTATGGGCATACAGTCTGGCCCAGCAAAAATTATTAAAGTTGTTGACGTTGACCTCTATGACACGCCTATAACACCAGACGCATTACCAGTTGATGGTGTGCGTGTTGAACTAGGCAATCCAGAAACTGACACTCCAGAAAACTATACAGTAGTTACAACCTACGGATTTGATGAGGACCCATAATTATGAAAAAAGACAAAGATACCATACTGGCATCTCTTGAAAAAAACGTCTTACCGGTAAAACATGAAATTGCAGTCTCAACTGGATCTCCAGTTGGGCCATCACATGATGAAATTGTATTGCATGCCGAAGAAGATTATAAATTTGCACGAGAGCGTATTAAAAAACTTATTGATACAAGTGATGAGGCTATAAGCACAATGCATGCTCTTGCGAGTGATGCTGAGCATCCTCGTGCATTTGAAGTGCTTGCTGGCATGATAAAAACTGCAGCTGATATAAATGGACAATTGCTAGGATTACAAAAAGAGCGTAAAAAAATTATACAGGTTGAAGATAAGCGTGGACAATCTGCTGCTCAAAGTACTACAAATAATGCTATATTTGTTGGTACCACTACAGAACTACAAAAATTATTAAAAGGCTCACATGATGAAACACTTGATGTATAATGACTGCACCAGACTCTTATAACGGAAATCCATACATAAAGAGAGATGGAGTACAACAACATTTTACTGCTCATGAAATAAGTGAGTATAAAAAATGTATGTCAAGTGTATCATATTTTGCTGAGCATTATGTAAAGGTAATTAATCTTGACCGCGGACTTGTAAACTTTAAGTTGCGTGGTTATCAAGAAAAAATGGTAGAACATTTTTCTGATAATCGGTTTTGTATTGTATTGGCGTGTCGTCAGAGTGGTAAGTCTGTGACAAGTGTTGCCTGGTTGTTACACTATGCAATATTCAATCCTGACAAAAAAATTGGCATACTTGCAAACAAAGGAGCGACTGCTCGTGAAATGCTGTCTCGAATAACACTGATGCTAGAAAATTTACCATTTTTCCTGCAACCAGGGTGTAAAATATTAAATAAGGGAAACATAAAATTTAGCAACAACTCTGAAATTATTGCGGCGGCAACAAGTGGTTCAAGTATTCGTGGCTTGTCAATGAATGTTATTTTTCTTGACGAGTTTGCATTTGTTCATGGAGCAAACGAATTTTACACCAGTACCTATCCTGTTATTTCATCTGGTAAGGACACAAAGGTTATAATTACAAGCACGCCTAATGGAATAGGCAATATGTTCTATAAACTATGGGAAGGTGCAATACAGAGTGCAAATGAATTTAAGCCGTTTACAATTAAGTGGAATGATGTGCCTGGACGCGATGAAGAATGGAAACGTCAGACCATAGCAAACAGCAGTGAACTTCAATTTCGTCAGGAATTCTCATGTGATTTTATTGGCAGTTCGCAAACATTAATAGGCTCTGATGTGTTGTTGGGTCTACAAGCTCGAACTCCATTAAAGACGCAATATGACATACACTATTATGCTGAACCTGTCGAAGGACATGACTATATAATAACTGCAGACGTCAGTAAAGGACGAGGCCAAGACTATAGCACATTTACTGTGTTTGATATATCAGGTGTTGATGGTGCTTTTAAACAGGTTTGTACCTATAGAGACAATCTCGTGTCTCCGCTTATGTTTCCAGAATTTATTGTTCGTGCTGCAAAAACATATAATGATGCACTTGTAATAGTTGAAAACAATGATGCGGGACAAGTTGTATGTAATGCAATCTATTATGACTATGAATATGACAATACTTTTGTGCAAAGCTCAGTAAAGAGCAGCGGGATTGGTGTGACTATGACAAAACGTGTAAAACGTATTGGTTGTAGTAACTTAAAAGACCTGCTTGAGAGTGGTAAACTTCAACTATGTGACGCAGACACAATAGTTGAACTCAGCAGTTTTGAACCAAAGGGAGACAGCTATGCAGCTCGTGGAAACACGCATGACGATATGGTTATGAATCTTGTGCTATTTGCATGGTTTGTAAGTACAGATGCGTTTGGAGGACTGAGTAATATTGAGTTAAAATCATTGCTTTATAGCGAAAAGATACGAGAAATGGAAGAAGACTTGCCCCCATTTGGTATATTTGATACTCCGCAAACATCACAAACTCCAAGCATGATTGACTATGAACGTCAAGTGTCATCACTTCAGGAGTGGAATGCGCTGTAAAAGTGACTTTTTATAAATATCGATAGATTGAATATTTCTTATTATGCAACTTAAACTTATAATTACAACACTGAAAGAAAGATAAAAATATATGGCAACCTTACAAAGCGTAGGAGTGCAAGTCACAGAAACAGACTTGACACCAGTAACACAACCAGTATCAGCATCAGTCGGAGCGTATGTCGGCCACTTTAATTGGGGCCCAGCAGACGAAGTTACTAATGTTGGTTCTGAAACGGCATTAGGAAAACTCTTTGGCACACCAAGTAAAAGTGATGATGTCAATGCAGCGTCATTCCTAACTGCAGAAAGTTTTCTTAAATATGGAAATTCATTGAGAGCAATTCGTACAGTTGATAGCGCTACAGCAAAAAATGCTGCTGCCGTTGTTGGTTATGAAGGCACATCTGAATTTGCCACATTAATTAAAAACAAAACACAATTTGATAATTTATCAACAAATGAATTACAAGCTCCACTATACTCACGTTATCCAGGCGAGCTTGGTAATTCATTAAGTGTACAAATTTTTCATAAAGACAACCAAGGGACTACTTCAGTAGAATCTAAAAAGTTCTTCACTAATTTAGCTGATACTACTCTTTGGGCAGAGGAAGTTGCTGAAACACAACTAGCTTCAGACGAAATTCATGTTGCAGTTTATGATGAAAAGGGATTAATTAGCGGAACAAAGGGTACAGTACTTGAAACCTGGCAAGGTCTTTCATTGCATCCAGATGCTCGCAATTCAAATGGTTCTAATAACTATTGGGCTGATGTAATTAACCTCGGTTCAGAATTTATCTATGTAACAGCTCCACTTGACGTCGCATCATTATCAACTGATACATATTCTTTGTCTGGAATTGGATTTTATTCCTTTGTTGGTGGTGCTAATGGAACAAGAGACATTGATAATGTAGTTAATTCTTTAAGCATACTAGAAGACACTGATAATATTGATGTTAATTTGATATTTGCTGAAGCATTTATTGGTGATAATGCAAATGAAATTAATGCAGCATTAATTTCTGTTGTTGAGAATCGCAAAGATTCTATTGCATTTTTATCAGCTCCACTTAACTTATACACACTATCAACAGATAGTGCAAAATTAACTGCACTTAAAACTGCAAAGGGATCATTTTCATCTACAAGTAATAGCATTTTAAGTTACACAGTATTTGACAGTACTCCTGTATATGTGTACAATAAGTACGCTGATCGTTATGAGTGGGTTCCAGCATGCGGTCATATGGCAGGTCTCTGTGCATACACTGATGAAATCTCTGATCCATGGTTCTCACCAGCAGGATTTAATCGTGGTCAATTGCGTGGAGTCACTAAGTTGGCATACAATCCAAAAAGTATTGATCGTGATGATTTATACAACTCTAATATCAATCCAATTGTGAACGTTACTGGCCAAGGGATTATTCTCTATGGAGACAAAACCGGTCAAACGCGTCCAAGTGCATTTGACCGTATAAACGTGCGTCGTCTTTTCATCACAATACAACGTGTGTGTGCACAAGCTGCTAAATTCCAGTTGTTTGAATTAAACGATGAATTTACTCGTAATGCATTTATCAATACGATTGATCCATACTTACGAGACGTTCAAGGACGTCGTGGTATTACTGACTATAAGGTTGTATGTAATGAAACAAATAATACGCCACAAGTAATTGATAGCAATCGCTTTGTGGCTGACATCTATATCAAACCTGCTCGTTCGATTAATTATATTTCACTTAATTTTATTGCAACACGCACTGGTATATCATTCACTGAAATTGGAGCATAATAAAACGTATAAATACTAAATATATAGAAAAATACAATGAGTAATTTATCACAATTTAAAAATCAATTTTTAGGTGGAGCTCGTCCAAATCTATTTGAAGCAGAAATTTATTTTCCAAGCAATGTTGCTAATGGCGCTACGGCATCATTAAAGTCACGTTTCTTAGTTAAGGCTGCACAACTTCCAAGTAGCATCATTGCTCCTATTGAAGTACCATATCGTGGACGCAAATTAAAAGTTGCTGGAGATCGTACATTTGAACCATGGACAATCACGGTAATTAATGACAGTAAAATGGAAATTCGCAATGCGTTTGAAAACTGGATGAATCTGATTAATCGTCATGCTTCAAACACAAGTGCGTACACTGCTGCTCCACTTGCTTACTATAAAGACCTACACATCAAACAATTAACGCGTGAAAATGCAAACCCTACGAAAAAATATACATTCGTGGGCGCATTTCCAACAAATATAGGTGCAATTGAGCTTAATTACGAAACTAATGATACTGTAGAAGAATTTACAGTTGAATTAAACTATCAGTATTGGACTTCTGATAGTACTATTGGGTAATTAGTTTTTGCACTATAAATATATATTATGAAGCTATTTGGCTATGAAATATCAAAGGTAATCAATAAAAAAGATACCTCAGAACTTAATAAAGTACCGTCATTTTCTGCCCCAGTGGAAAATGACGGTACTTCTGTCATAACATCTTCGGCTACGGCCGGTTATTATGGACAGGTACTTGACATTGATGGCACTGCGCTGACAAACGAAAAAGATTTAATTTTAAAATGTCGTGCAGCAGCTACTCAACCAGAGTGTGACTCCGCAATATCTGACATTATAAATGCATCTATTGTTTCTGACTCTGACGGCGCTCCAATCAATCTAGTACTTGATAAACTAGAGCAACCAGAAAGTATAAAGAAAAAAATACTTGAAGAGTTTGACACAATAACAAAGTTGTTGTCGTTTAATTATAACGGTCAGGATATTTTTAGAAAGTGGTATATTGACGGTAAGTTATATTACCACATGATGATTGACCCAAAAAAGCCAAAAGAAGGCATAAAGGAGTTGAGAGCAATTGATCCGCTAAAGATCAAAAAGGTTAAAGAAATAACAAATAAGATAGATAAGAATACTGGAGTAAAAACTTCAGATGTCACGGCAGAATACTTCTTGTATTCAGATGACTTTAATAGCAACAGTGGTTTTAAGATTGATCCAAACAGCATAGTTTATGCGCCGTCTGGATTGCTTGATGAAAGCAATAAGTTTGCAGTTTCTTATTTACACAAGAGTGTAAAATTGGTAAACCAGTTGCGTATGATGGAAGACGCCCTCGTAATCTATCGTATATCTCGTGCACCAGAACGTCGTATCTTCTATATCGATATTGGTAACTTGCCAAAGGGTAAGGCTGAAGAGTATGTTCAAGGCATTATGGCAAAGTATCGTAACAAACTTGTTTATGATGCAAATACTGGCGAGATTCGTGATGATCGCAAGAGTATGAGTATGCTTGAAGATTTTTGGTTGCCTCGTCGTGAAGGTGGTCGTGGTACAGAAATTACTACACTCCCGGGCGGAGACAATCTCAGCCAGATTGAAGACGTAATTTTCTTTCAAAAGAAACTATATCGTTCATTAAATGTGCCAGTTAATCGACTTGAGAGTGAAACTGGATTTAATATTGGTCGCGCAAGCGAGATATCACGTGAAGAGGTCAAGTTTCAAAAGTTCATCAACCGGTTACGTAAAAAGTTTTCAATGCTCTTTATTGAAGCACTGCGAGTGCAGTTGTTATTAAAAGGAGTGTGTACAGCAGACGACTGGGAAACCATACGCGAAGGCATTTCGGTTGACTATATTGAAGACAACTATTTTTCGGAATTAAAAGACTTTGAGATTATGCGGGAACGTATAAACATGCTTGATACTATAAGTTCTCATATTGGCAAATACTATAGTGACAAGTGGGTGCGCAGCAATGTACTTAACCAGTCTGAAGCTGATATTGAGCGCATGAACACCGAGATCTCTGAAGAAAAACCTGAAGAAGAGCCAACAGATGCTGAAACGCCGCCTGAAGGTGAAGCGTCAGACGATCAGTTTGGCGAAGTTGAAATGTGAAAATATATAAATAGTTAAAGTATGGAAAAAACAAAAGAATTTATTGACAGCTTAATGAATGGTCAAAAAGAGACCTCAGATTCATTATTCTCTGGCATGATACGTGATAAAGTTCGTACAGTATTAGATATCAAAAAGGTTGAACTATCAGCAAACATCTACAATGCTCCGGCTGAAAAAGTTGAAGCATAAATGTTAATTTTTATAAATAAATACACAACAGTCTAATGAAGTTAATTACTGAACATTCAGAAGATTTAAGATATATCTCAGAAGCTGCCGATAATGGTGAAAAGAAATTCATCATTGACGGTATTTTTATGCAAGCTGAGCAGGTGAATCGTAATCGCCGTATATATCCAAAAACAGTTTTAGAAAAAGCCGTGCGTAAATACGTATCGGAATATGTTAATAAAGGACGTGCTGTAGGTGAACTTAATCACCCAGAAGGTCCTACTATTAATCTTGATAAAGTTTCACATCGCATTACCGAACTGCAATGGAACGGCAATGATGTTGTTGGAAAGGCGCTTATACTTGACACACCGATGGGTAAAATTGTGAAAGGACTTTTAGAAGGTGGTTGTCAACTAGGCGTCTCTAGTCGTGGTATGGGAACCGTTGCGAGTAAAAACGGCCAATCCTTTGTTAATGACGACTTTGTGTTGTCAACAGTTGATATTGTTCAAGACCCAAGTGCTCCATCTGCTTTTGTAAATGGAATTATGGAAGGTGTCGAATGGATCTGGGATAATGGTTTGTTAAAGGCGCAACAGCTTGAAAAGTATGAGACAGAAATCAAAAAGGCCTCTTCTGCAAGTCTTGCCGAAGCACAAACAAAAATCTGGACTGATTTCCTCTCCAAACTCTAAACAATAGAAAAAAGTAATATATGGAAAATACACAAATTGAAAACACAGAAGATGTCGTCATTGAAGACATCAACGAAGAAACATTACTTTCTCTTGACGAAACCTTAGAGCTTGATCAGGAACAAACTGAGATTGCAGAAGGCAAGTGTAAGAAAGAGGGAGAAGACATGGAAGATGAAGAAGAGTCTGATGAAGACGAAAAAGATGATGAAGAAGAGTGTGAAGATGACGAAGAAGAAATGACTGAAGCTAAAAAGATGACTGAAGCTATAAATGCATCACGTAAAAAACAAATTTATGCTATTGCAAAGAAATTAGGAATAACTGAAGACGAAGTCAATAAACTCGTAATTAAAAGCATAAAAGTCTATGGCGCTGCTGGAAGTGACTGGGGATGGATAAGTTTACATCATATTCTGGAGTTTATACGTGATGAAGCAACAGGTAATACACAAAAAAAATTAATTAGTCTTGCTAAATCAGGAGACTTTAAGAAGCTTGATAAAGAAGCTAGTGATGGTTATGATCCAGAAATAGATGATTTAGAATATCATTATGAAGCTAAAAAGATGACTGAAGCTGAAGTAAGCTCTGATGAAGAGTTTACCTCATACGCTAAAGGTATTCTTAAGGCTGCTCATGGAGACAACTATGATGAAGCCAAGGCAATGGCCGCAATCGAAGGCATCCTTAAAAAGGCTGATGGAGATTATGGTGCAGCTGTTGGTATGATCACAAGTGGACTTGGCGAAGAAGAAATGGAAGATGAAAAAGAAGTTGAGATGAAAGAAGAAACTGAAGAAGTTATTGAAGAAAACACAATCTCAATTGATACATCTGACATTACTCGTCTTGTTGAAAGTGAAACAGGATTGACTGAAGAGTTTAAAGAAAAAGCTACTACAATCTTTGAAGCTGCTGTTAAGAGCAAGATCAAAGAAACTGAAGAAACTCTTAAAGAAAGCTATGCAGTCGCTCTTATTGAAGAAGTAGAAACAATTAAAAACGAACTCGTTGAAAAGATTGACAACTATCTTACCTATGCAGTTGAAAGCTGGGTAGAAGATAACAAGGTTGCAATCGAAGGCGGACTCCGTACACAAATTGCTGAAAACTTCATTCAATCACTCAAGACAGTATTTGTTGAAAACTATATTGAAGTGCCTGAGTCCAAGCAGGATTTGGTCGCTGAGATGGAAACTTCAATCGCTCAACTTCAAACTGAGTCTTCAGAATTGGAAAACACAGTGCTTGCCCTCAACGAAAAGGTTAATAGCCTTACTCGTGAAAAGGTAATCTCTGAGTCTACAACAGATCTTGCTGACACCCAAGTTGAAAAACTCAAGTCATTACTTGAAGATATCGAATGCACATCAGAAACATCATTTCGCAAGAAGGTAGCTACCATCAAGGAATTTTACCTTAATGGCGCTGCAGTCGAAGAAACAGAAACATTGGTTGAAGAAAATGCCAATGAATCTTCCTATATAACAACCGAAACAGTTATAGAAAATGAAACAATTGCAGAAGAAACAGTTTCGCCTGCAATGCAAAAATACTTGACCGCATTATCACGTCTGAACAAGGCAAATGAAGCCACTGTTCCAGTACGTTGATAAAGGTTCCAACCCCAAACAACAACAACAAACAATAAAGAAAAAATACTATTATGTTTAATTCAGAAACACTAGAAAAAAAGTGGGCCCCAATTCTTGAGGCTCAAGACGCCCCTAAGTTCAAGGACAACTATCGTAAGTCAATTACTGCGGTTCTTCTCGAAAACCAAGAAAAAGCACTCAGAGAAGAAAATGCACAAGCTGCATATCTTGCTGAAGGCAACTCAATCGGTGACGGCACCGGCGCAGTTAAGTCCTGGGATCCAGTTCTTATCAGCCTTGTTCGTCGTGCGATGCCAAACATCGTTGCTTATGATATCGCTGGTGTTCAGCCAATGACCATGCCAACTGGCTTGATCTTCGCTATGCGCAGTCAATATCAAAATGCAGCCGGTGCAAATACTGCTGAAGCTCTCTTCAACAAGCCAGACACTGCATTCGGTGGTCCAGTTACTACTGCACAAGGTGAAGCTCTCACTGGCAA